ACAGCAACAACTGATGCTGCAACAGCAGATGCTAAAGCAGTTGTGTCTGGTATATACGCTAACACAGCATTCATTGCAGCTAATACTGCTGATGATAAAGCAACATCTGCTGGTGTATATGCTAACTCAGGTTTTACACAAGCGAATACTGCAACTACAAATGCTGCAACAGCTGATGCTAAGGCAGTAACATCTGGCGGTTATGCCAATTCTGCATATACCAAAGCAAACACAGGTGTACTCAATGCATTATCTGCAAGTTCGTATGCCAATGCAGCTTTTGATGCAGCCAATACAGCATTATCTGCATCTGGTGGTACAATTACAGGTAATTTAAGTGTTACTGGTGATGCAACAATTAGTGGTAATTTAACAGTTCTTGGTAATTCAACTACGATTAGCACACAAAGTATTACATTAGGTGATTCTTTAATATACTTAGCAAATGGTAATTATGCATCAGATGCAGTTGACATTGGTATTATTGGACATTATTATGATACTGATACAAGTTCTGGTGCTCACACAGGTATATTCAGAGATCCAAATGAAAAGGAATGGATTTTCTTCCAAGGTTATACACCTGAAATTCAATCAAATAATCTAATTAATCTTCTTGATGCTAGTTTTCATCTTGCAAACGTTCAAGCATGGAGATTTAAAGGTGATTTGGAAGCAGACCATATTACACTTGGCCAGGTCAATGTAGCTTCTTATATTGGAAATGCATACACGCAAGCAAACACAGCAGCAAACAATGCAGCTGGTGCTTCTCAATATGCCAACTCAGCATTTGATGCAGCCAATACAGCAGACACCAAGGCAGTAAATTCTGGCACGTATGCTAATGCAGCCTTTGGTGCAGCCAATACCGCAGATTCTAAATCAACAAGTGCTGCTAGTTATGCCAACTCAGGTTTCACTCAGGCGAATACAGCAACAACTAATGCTGCAACAGCTGATGCTAAGGCAGTAACTTCTGGTTCTTATGCTAACTCTGCATTTGCAACTGCTAATACTGCTGATACCAATGCAGTAAATGCTGGAAGTTATGCCAATGCGGCTTTCTTACAAGCAAATACACCAAGTTACACGGCCAATTCAGCATCTGATTATGCCAATGGTGCATTTGCAACTGCTAATACTGCTGATATTAAAGCAGTAAATGCTGGAAGTTATGCGAATGCTGCTTTTTCTATCGCAAATTCTTCACTTGATAGAGCAACCTCTGCTGCTTCGTATGCCAATTCAGCATTCATATCTTCCAACACCGCTGATGCCAAGGCAGTAACATCTGGTTCATATGCTAACTCTGCATATAGCCAAGCAAACACAGCAACCACTAATGCTGCTACGGCAGATTCAAAAGCAGTCACAGCTGGTGTCTATGCCAATTCAGCATATGGCCAAGCAAACACAGCAACCACTAATGCTGCTACGGCAGATTCTAAAGCAGTTACAGCAGGTTCGTATGCTAATAGTTCATTTGGTGTTGCCAATTCAGCATCTTTATATGCCAACGGTGCATTCACGGCAGCCAATACAGCAGATGCTAAAGCAGTAACATCAGGTGTATATGCCAACTCTGCATATGACCAAGCAAATACAGCGACTACTAATGCTGCTACGGCTGACGCTAAAGCAGTAACTGCTGGTTCATATGCTAATAGTTCATTTGGTGTCGCTAACTCCGCATCTTTATATGCCAACGGTGCTTTCTCAGCAGCTAATGTTGCTGATGCTAAGGCAGTTACAGCAGGTTCATATGCTAATAGTTCATTTGGTGTCGCTAACTCTGCATCACTGTACGCAAATGCTGCCTTCTTACAAGCAAATACACCAAGCTATACTGCCAACTCAGCAGCGGTATATGCTAACGGTGCATTTGCAACAGCTAATACAAAGTTAAGTAAATCTGGTGACACAATGACGGGTGACTTGCTGATGACAGCAAATATCCTACCAACAGTAACAAATACTTATCAGTTAGGTAATGCAGATTATGTTTGGCGAGATTTGTATGTTGGTCCAGGTTCTATTAATGTTGATGGTATCAAATTAAGTAACACCGGTTCAGGCTCATTATCAATTACTTCACCTAATGGTGATACATTAGATATGGGTTTAGTATCAAAAGTTGCTAACTCAGCATCTTTTTATGCAAATGGTGCTTTTGTACAAGCAAATTCTGGTTTTGAAGTCGCTAATTCAGCATCACTATATGCTAACGGTGCTTTCTCAGCAGCTAATGTTGCTGATGCCAAAGCAGTCACAGCCGGTAACTATGCTAACTCATCATTCGGTGTTGCTAATTCATCATCACTATACGCTAACGGTGCCTTCACTGCTGCCAATGTTGCTGATGCTAAAGCAGTAACTGCTGGTGATTATGCCAACTCTTCGTTTGGTGTTGCTAACTCTGCATCTTTATATGCAAATGGTGCATTCACACAAGCTAATAGTGAACCAAAGGCAGTAACTGCTGGTGATTATGCCAACTCCGCATTTAGTATTGCTAACACCGCAAATGATAAGGCCGAAAGTGCTGGTGCATATGCAAACGCATCCTTTATTGCTGCTAACTCAAGTGGTGTATATGCCAATTCTGCTTATAGTTCTGCAAATTCTGCTGGTGTATATGCCAACTCTGCATTTACAACTGCAAACAGTGCAACATCAGCAGGTGTATATGCTAATGGTGCATTTACTACTGCAAATTCTGCTAGTGTATATGCCAACTCTGCCTTCTTAAGCGCAAATACTCCAAGTGATGTTGCCAATTCGGCTGCGTTGTATGCTAATGGATCGTTTACTACTGCCAACTCAGCATTCTTAACTGCTAATACTCCAAGTGATGTTGCCAATTCGGCTGCGTTGTATGCTAATGGATCGTTTACTACTGCCAACTCTGCTGGTGTATATGCCAACTCAGCATTTGCAGCTGCTAACAATGCATCTGATGCATGGGTTAGAACTCAGGCAAACTCCGCATTCATTGCTGCCAATTCAGCAGGTTCATATGCTAACTCCGCATTTGCAAAAGCCAACACACCATCTGGTATAACATATACTGTTTCAATTAATTCACCAGGTTCTGCTAAGGCAGGTGACCAATGGTGGTCTTCAAATGATGATATTTTGTACGAATATATATACGATGGATTATCAAATGTTTGGATCGATATATCATCTTCAGGCTGGAAATATAATTGAATTATCTAAATAAATAATAAGCAAAAAACAATATGGCATTCCCAACATCACCTTCAGATAACGAAACAACAATTGTAAATGGAAAAACATACATTTACAATGAGGCCAATAACGCTTGGAAAGTAGTAGCAAATACTATACTTGATAGTTTTGCCAGAACACAATCCAATTCAGCATTCACAACAGCAAATTCTGCAGGTGTATATGCCAATTCTGCTTTTGCAGTTGCTAATATTGCTTCAGGTAGCGCAGCTGGTTCATATGCCAATTCAGCATTCTTACAAGCCAACACACCAAGTTATACCGCCAATTCGGCTGCATTGTATGCTAATGCTGCATTCGATAAAGCAAATAATTCTACTGATTTATGGGTTAGAACACAAGCCAATTCAGCATTTACGGCTGCGAATTCTTCTGGTGATTATGCTAACTCAGCATTCTTACAAGCCAACACGCCAAGTTACACGGCAAATTCAGCATCCGGTTATGCCAATGGTGCGTTTACTGCTGCTAATACTGCTGATGTTAGAGCAATAAACTCCGGCACATATGCCAATGCTGCTTTTGCAATTGCAAATAATGTAATCGCTGCGACCAATTATGCTAATGGTGCATTCCAAGCAGCTAACTCTGCCAGCACTTTTGCTAACTTAGCTTTTGATGCGGCAAATTCAGCATCTTCAGCTGCGGCGACTGCACAAGATTCTTTTGCAAGACAAACAGCCAATGCAGCATTCTTGCAAGCCAATAATGCATTATCATATAATACATCAATTGCCAATTCAGTTACAAGCATTCAAGTTGGTGGTGCAGCTCCTACGCCAGCATCAACATGGAAAACATATACAATCGTGCAAGCATTAGACGCAATATTATTCCCAACATTAGGACCATCTTACACAGTACCAACACTTTCATTCTCACCAAGTGTTTCTGGTACATATGAAATTGGTGTTTCTGTCAATCAATCAATGACGTTGACTGGTATTAAGAATGATGCAGGACCGTTTACACAATTACGTTTCACACGTGATGGAAGTCAAATTTCTGCATGTACAAATCCAACAAGTTCTACTACATCTAATGTTGCTTCTCAGTTTGGTTATGAAGATCCAAATAATCAAAACTATTCTTACACAGCTTCTTATACAGATACATTTACGATTGTTAATGGTACAACAACTTGGGCTGGTGATGGAAACTATAGTGCTGGTGTAGCAAAATTAAATAACAAAGGTGGTACTGATAGTAATACAGCTGCTGTATTGTTAACTACCAATCCACAAGCTGCACAAAATTCTTTCTCTGGTGGTAGTACATCTACTACTGGAATTTATCCATACTTCTGGGGTGTGGCCTCATCGCAACCAACAGGTTCTTCTATCGCAGCTGCAATTGAAGCAGGCACAACAAACAAAGTTGTTTCCGATTCATCTGGTTCAATATCAATCACATGGAATGCTAGTGGACAATATGTATGGTTTGCAGTACCTGCTAGTTATTCAACCAAAACTTCTTGGTATAATACTGCTCTAAATAATGGTAGTATCGGTTCAGGCCAATTCATTTTGGGACCTGTAACACAAAACGTTACTTCACCAAGTTCATATTGGACTGGAGTATCATATAAGATATACATATCAGGCTTCGCAACAACAACTAGCGGTTCAATAACATTGAGTTAAGACATGGCAATTACCCTAAACGACAATCTAAGTATACAAGCACCTTTATCGACCGATTCTAGGTACGGTCCATATGCAGATACAGCTACTGCTAAGAGTTCTGTGTCTGTTGGAAATCGTTATCTTGGTTTGACTGTTGGTATTGGTTCTTCTCCAGTTGTTGAATACTGGTGGAAATCTGGAACTGCTGATGGTGACCTAGTACAAAAAAGTGATACTACCGGTCAATCAGCGTTTGATGCAGCTAACAATGCATTACCATTAACTGGTGGTACAATTACAGGTTCTTTAAACGTAAATCAAAACCTAACAGTTACCGGCAACTTAAACATTCTTGGTAATACTACAAACATCAATACAAATTCATTTGTTGTAAATGATTCGATGTTTATTATGGGTATTGGTAATTATACATCTGATGTAATTGATATTGGTTTTGCAGCACATTATAATAATGGTGTAAATGCTCATACAGGTATTATTAGAGATGCAGGCACCAAAGAATGGATGTTCTTTGAAGAATATACACCTGAAGTATTACCAAATAATAATATTATTGTTACTGACTCATCATTCAAGTATGCAAATGTGGCCGCAAATGTGGTCAAAGCAAATGTAATTGCTAGTAAGATAACAATCGGTGGTGTTGATACTGCTGGTGTTATTGCAAATGCATATGACAAAGGAAACACCGCAGGTTCTTATGCCAACTCCGCATATACTCAAGCAAACACAGCTTATACAAATGGATTAGCAGCCAGTTCATATGCCAATTCAGGTTATACTGCTGCTAATACTGCTGACACTAAGGCAGTAAATTCTGGCACATATGCCAATACGGCATTTGGTGTGGCTAACTCAGCTGCGATATATGCCAACGGTGCATTTGCAACAGCCAATACAGCCTCATTAAGTGGAACATCTTCAGGTGTATATGCTAATGGTGCTTTTGGTACAGCCAATTCAGCAGGTTCATATGCCAACTCAGCATTCTTGTCAGCTAATAACGGTGTTGGTATTGATTTAACACAAAACACCAATATCACTTCAGCAGCTTCTTATGCCAACGGTGCTTTCACGGCAGCCAATACAGCCGATGCCAAATCAGTAGCATCAGGTTCATATGCCAATTCGGCATTTAGTGCGGCTAATACTAGTGTATCAGCAGGTTCTTATGCCAACGGCGCTTTTACTGCTGCTAATACTGCTGATACCAAGGCAGTAAATTCTGGCACATATGCCAATACGGCATTTGGTGTGGCCAATACCGCAGATGCTAAAGCAGTAACTGCTGGTTCGTATGCAAACTCAGCATTTGCTGTTGCTAATACAGCAGGTGGTGCATCTGGTTCATATGCCAACTCGGCATTCTTAGCAGCCAATACACCAAGTTACACGGCAAATTCTGCAGCTGCATATGCAAATGGTGCTTTCACACAAGCCAACACGGCAACTGCTGCTGGTGTTTATGCGAATGGTGCATTTACAGCAGCCAATACAGCAGATACTAAAGCAACAAGTGCGGGTTCATATGCTAATGCAGCTTTTACTCAATCAAACAACGCAACACAAGTAAGTGGCTGGAAAGCAAATACTATAATTTTTGCCAACAATAATGGTTATTTAAGTAACACAAGCAACTTAGAATACTTCACATCAAACAATGCATTTAAGATTTCTGGTAATGTGAATTCTGTTGGAGCCAATGTTGCACTTGGTGTAGTTGACAACTTACACATTTATGGTGGTGCACCAGGTCAATATTTAATTACTGATGGTACGGGTGTATTGAGTTTTGCAGATATTGAAGCTCCAGCAACAACTTCATATACAGCGGACAGTTTGTCATTAACTAATGGTGTTTATGTTTCTGGTTCTGTAACCGATACACAAACATTGAATGATGGCAATTCATATCAAATAACTGATGGTAATGGTAGTGGTCCTGCGTGGATTATTACATTTACATTTAGTGGTATAACATCATTCAACCGAATCGTTGCAAATATTGATTACACACCAGCATCTGGTCATATAATTTATTTCCAAATTTATAACAATTCCACATCTTCATGGGACAATATTGGTTCATATTCTGGTGCCAATGGTTATGCACAATATGCACTTGAAGTATTAGGTTATACATCTTATATTTCTGCTGGTGCAGTTCAAGCTCGTTTATATCACAGCAATGCTGGTAATACAGGACATGCATCCAAGATAGATTATTTTGCACTTGAACAAACAGTAACTGGTGGCCAAGGTCCACGTGGACCAACTGGTGCAACTGGTACCACAGGCGCAACTGGTAATGGTGTTGCTTCTGGTGGTACTACAGGTCAAGTATTAGTTAAGAACAGTTCAACAAACTATGATACAGGATGGTCTAGTGACTTAATCAATGCATATGCTGGTGCAAACTCTGCTGGTTCATATGCAAATGCGGCCTTCTTACAGGCTAACACAGCAACACCAGCAGGTGTTTATGCCAACTCAGCATTCGCTGGTGCTAACACGGCCGATGCTAAGGCAGTAACTGCTGGTTCTTATGCCAACTCGGCATTTGCGGCTGCTAACTCAGCAAGTGGTGCAGCTTCGGCAGGTGTATATGCTAACGGTGCTTTTACTGTTGCTAATTCTTCTAGTTCATATGCAAATGCGGCCTTTGCGGCTGCTAACTCAGCAAGTGGTGCATCTTCGGCAGGTGTTTATGCCAACTCTGCATTCCTAGCGGCCAATACTCCAAGTTATGTTGCTAACTCGGCAGCCATATATGCTAACGGTGCCTTCACTCAAGCTAATACTGCAACGTCTGCTGGTGTGTATGCGAATGGTGCCTTCACACAAGCCAATACCGCAACAACTAATGCTGCAACAGCGGATGCTAAGGCAGTAACATCTGGATCATATGCCAATTCAGCATTTACAGTTGCCAATACTGCTGCTTTGAATGCAACATCCGCTTTTAATGTTGCAAATAGTGCTTTTGAGAGTGTTGTTCCTGCTGCAATATATGCTAATGGTGCTTTCATTGCAGCTAATACGGCAGACTCTAAAGCAGTAGGTGCAGGTTCATATGCTAACGGTGCCTTTGCAGCAGCTAATGCAGCTTCATCTGCTTCAGCAAGTTCATATGCTAACTCTGCCTTCTTACAGGCTAATACTCCAAGTTATACTGCCAACTCAGCTGCATCGTATGCTAACGGTGCCTTCACACAAGCCAATACCGCAACATCTGCTGGTGTATATGCTAACGGTGCTTTTACAGCTGCTAATGCAGCGTCATCTGCTTCAGCAAGTTCATATGCAAATGGTGCCTTCATTTCTGCCAATTCTGCTGGTGTATATGCTAACTCAGCATTTGGTATTGCTAATAACATAACTGCTGCTAGTTCATATGCCAACTCAGCATTCTTAACAGCTAACACTCCGAGTAATGTTGCCAACTCAGCTGCGTTGTATGCCAACGGTGCATTCACTCAAGCCAATAACGTAACTGCTGCTAGTTCATATGCTAACTCTGCTTTCCTATCGGCCAATACTCCAAGTTATGTTGCTAACTCAGCTGCATCGTATGCTAACGGTGCATTCACAGCAGCTAATGCTGCTTCATCTGCTTCAGCAAGTTCATATGCCAACTCTGGATTTGCCGTAGCTAATTCTGCAGCATCATATGCCAATTCCAGTTTCTCTCAATCAAATACCGCAGCTACTAATGCTTCCACAGCTGATGCTAAGGCAGTATCAGCTGGTACATATGCCAACGGTGCTTTCACGGCAGCCAATACAGCAGATGCCAAAGGAACAAGTGCTGGTTCATATGCTAATGCCGCATTCTCAACTGCTAATAATGTAACTGCTGCAGCTGGTTACGCTAATGGTGCTTTCACACAAGCCAATACTGCTGCAACTAATGCATTGTCTGCTGGTTCATATGCTAACGCAGCGTTTGGTATTGCTAATACCGCTGGCACAAATGCAACAGGTGCAGGTTCATATGCCAACTCTGCATTTACAACTGCTAACAATGCACTACCAAAAGCTGGTGGTACAGTATCTGGTCTAGTAACCTTTAGTAGTAACACAGTTTTCCAACAATCACAAGAAAACTTTCAATCCAAATCAAGTTCTAGTGGTGCAACAACATATGATTACTCTACTGGTGCCACATTTTATCATACAACCGTTGGTGGTAACATTACCGCAACAATTACTGGTTTAGATAATACTTCAAGTCGTGTATCAACATTTGTTTGTATAATTGCACAAGGCGCAACACCATATATTGTTAATAGTATATCAGTTAATGGTTCAACACCTACTATTAAATGGTTAAATGCTACAACGGGTGTTGGTGTCGCAAATAGAGTTGATGTGATAACATTTACATTGATTAATGTTTCCGGTACATTTACAATTCTTGGCCAATTAAACTCATACGGATAAAATATGCCTCGTTATTCTAGTATAGGTCAATCGTTAGGTTTTGGTGCAGCAGGTGGTGTATTAAGTGCATCAGCCACATTTAATACTACACCATCTTCAATCAACGAAGGTTCTGCTGGATCATTTGGTATAACAACAACGAATTTTGCTAGTGGTACATTATATTGGACAATCAATCATGTAACAACATCTTCTGGAGATTTTTCTGCAACTTCAGGTACAATTACAGTTTCAGCTTCTTCAGGTACTTTTTCTATTACACCAATTGCAGATTTTACAACTGAAGGTGCAGAAACATTTACAGTTAGTATTAGAACAGATTCAATATCAGGAACAGTTATTGCAACCAGTGCTTCAGTAACAGTTAATGATACTTCTACAACTGTAACAGCAACGGTTACTAGGTCAGCGGCCATACGTGGGCAGTCAAACATTTGTCTTAGAGGTGGCCAAGCGGGCTTAGGTACTTTCAACCTTGCAGTTGCATGTACAGGTTATAATAGTCAATTATTATATTGGCGAATTAATCATGGTGGAACATCATCTTCACATTTTACTACTAGTTCAGGTTCTTTTACTACTTCTGTTACAGGTACTGGTACAATCAGTTTAACAACAACAAATTATGATTCTGGTGGTAATGAACGGACTTTTACAGTAGGTGTTTCACCTGATAACTTTGGAACACAAGTTGGTGTTTCGGCCACACAAACATTATATGAACGTTTTACTGTTGCTTTTGGATTAAATACAGGTGGCCAATTAGGTGACAACACAACAGTCAATAAATCAACAGCAGTATTTACTTCTGGTACAAATAGAGCAAATTTAGTTGGACCTATATCAACTTTTGGTCAATGGGCATACAATTATTATGGTAATGTCGTAACCAACGGACTTAAATCGGACGCTACACTATGGATATGGGGCGTAAACACGGCCGCTCAGTGGGGTAATAATACCAGCGCTGGTGCCGGTGCTCGAAGTAGTCCTGTACAATTAACTACTGCCGGCGCACCTAGTAATTTATACTATGGAGCTGATGCATACAATCAATATACAATAGCATTAGGTTATAGTAATTTGTTATGTTACACTTGGGGAAATAACGCTAACGGTTCAACAGGCGGTGGAACAGGTGTCAATTCTGGTACCAGAATATACCCACAAATTATTGCAGGTAATCTTACTGGTTCTGCATGTCAATATACTAATCTGAATAGAGGTTCAGCAGGCACTACATATGCTATTACAACAGCTGGCGCATCTTATGCTTGGGGATACAATCTTTATGGTCAAACAGGAAGTGGAACAATAGCAAATGCAAGTACTCCCGTATTAGTATCGTCTAGTTATGTAGCAATGGTTGGTGGAGCTACACATACAACTTGGTTACAAAATACAGGTAGAGTATTTTCAATGGGTTATAATGGTTATGGAAATCTAGGTGATAATCTTACTGTTAACAAAAGTAATGCTGCTTTGCTTTATCCGACAGGTAGTAGTTATAGTCAAATTGCAGCAGCCGGTTATGCCGGATTTGCAATTGATATTAATGGAAGACTTTTTGGTTGGGGTCTAGCACCATATCATGGAGGAAACACAGCTACAGTCAATAGAAGTAGTCCAGTACAACTTATGCCAGGAACAACTTTTTCAAAAGTTGATGCTGGTTCATCACATGCTATGGCTGTAACTACTGGAGGAGTATTGTATGCTTGGGGAGATGGACTATATGGTTGTCAACTGGCAGCTGCAAGTACAGTAAGAAGTAGCCCAACACAAATTATGACTAATGTAGCATCCAGTGGCACTGGATCTTTCACACTAGGAGCTTTCCAAACAGTATTTTACTGTTAAATTTATCATATATAAATAATATTATTGTATATTATAGAGAGTGATTATAAAATGGAAAATATATTAAATGTACTTGTGATATTACAAACACACAGTAAAGGAGATAATCAACATTATCTCGATATCACAAAAGAGGAAAGATATTGTGGTGCATCTAAAGGTGAAATACAAAGACGTTGCACACGTAGTTTAATTGAATCATTAATTTATGCCAAAGAACTATTCAACGGCCGTACCAAATTTAAATTGGTAGTATATGATGACCATAGTGATGATTCATCCATAGATGAGTTAAAAAATAACCTAAATCTTGCAACATTTCCAACAGAATTTATTCCATTAGATACTTATGGTATTATGCCAAGTATTAAAAAATGTTATGAACATGGTTTAGAACATGGTATAGATATTGTTTATTTTGCACAAGATGATTATCTATATGAAACTACTGCTATTTTTGACATGATAGTAACTTTGATAGATACAACAAACAAAGTAGGAAACTTTACTAGCATATACCCATTTAATGATCCTTATCGTTATTATATTCCAGAAAATACAGCAATACAAAGTCACATAATACAATCTCAAGGAAAACATTGGCGAACTCAAATCGCTACAGCTAGTTGTTTTATGACTTGGTGGGCTGTTATACAACAAGAGTGGGATTTATTTGAAGCTATGGGTGACCATCCTGTGGAAGAAAAGATGGAAGATAATACCATCAATAGATTGTTCCAAGAACGTGGTTATTATCTATTTGTTCCTATGCCAAGTCTGGCATTACATATGCAATATGAAACAGAAAGAGATCCATATATAAATTGGAGAGAATGGTGGGACAAATATGATAGGCCAGAAAAATTACAACCAACAATCGAAAAAACAATATTAAATGTGGGTTTTGGTGGATCAAAAATTTCTGAACAAATATTTACCGAAGATTTGGTTAAATTAAATTACAAAGAATTGTCACTTGATATTGACAAAAAATATAATCCAGATATAATAGCTAGTGTACATGATTTAAGTCATATACCAAATGAATTTGTGGACGTTGTTTTTTCTAGTCATATGATTGAACATATTCATTTTTTCAAAGTACCAACCGTAATAAATGAATTATTAAGAATTACAAAAGAAGGTGGTTTTGTTCGACTTGTTACACCTAATATGAGCAGATTAGGTCATAAAATAACTACAGGTGATATATTGGATATTATGTATTATGCAGATTCAAATACACCAATTACAGTTATGGATATTTTGTATGGATCAAACACACATACACATAAAAATAACAATGAATATATGTCACACAAATGTGGTTTTACTAAAAAACTTTTTGAAAGTTTAGCCATACGTTTTAAGTATGACATATATATTAAAGAAGTAGAATTTGATTTGATAGTTGATATTAGAAAAAAATAGAAAGAATATATTATGCATGAAATGAATGAAATGTTGATACTTCAGTATCAAGGTAAACACAAAGAAGCTAAAGCAATAAGTGACAAAATGCAAATGCTTGGTCCCAAAAAGATTTTGGATGACTATGGAAAAAACACACAAGATATTTGGATACGACATACATACAATCGTGGTTGGTTTCTTGTATATGAAGGTAAATATAAAGAAGCTGGAGAAGCTTTAGAATCAGGTAGATTAATAGAAACCTATGGTAGTCCACGATTAAAAACAGACGCACCAATTTGGAATCCAAAAGAACATGATATCAAAGGCAAATCTATAATTATATCATTAGAAGGTGGTTATGGTGATGAAATTATACACTCTAGATGGGCTACTAGTTACAAAAATTTAGGTGCAAAACATGTATACTTAGCGGCTTCACCAGAGTTTGTTGATATATTCAGTCGAATTGAAGGTGTAGATAAAGTTATATTACGTACTGAAGCTGATACAGTAGAACATGATTATTGGATTCCTGCATTTAGTGCAGGTTATGTGGCTGGTCATGATTTTGATAATTTTCCCAACGAACCATACTTGTCACCTTCACCTGAATATGTTAATAAGTGGAAAAGTATAATCAATTCAGAAAAAATTAAAGTTGGAATTCGATGGGCTGGAAGTCCTTTATTTGAACATCAGAGTTATAGAATATTTCCAGAAAAATTTCTTTTAAATTTATCAAAATATTCGGAATTACAAATATATAGTTTGCAAAGAGATGACAATCTAATAGAATTACCAAAAGAAATAATTGATTTAAATGAAAAAATGGTTGATTGGGAAGATACCATGGCAGCCATTGAAAATTTAGATATTGTAATTACAGCTTGTACTAGCATTGCACATATGGCAGCTGCAATGGGTAAAGAAACATGGATAATAACTCCTGTATTATGTTATCATACATGGGCATATAAAACTCCAGAAAACCGTGGATCACCTTATTACAAAAATATTCGTTTGTTTAGACAAAAAAAAGCAGGTCAATGGAAACCACCATTTGAATTATTATATGAAGAACTAGAAGAAAAATTTAATTTAAAACATATAGAACATAATTTTGAAATAAAAAAATATAAAAAATTAAATATGGGTTGTGGTTTTAAAAAAATTGAAAATTTTATTAATGCAGATATCGATCCTTTAGTTGAGCCAGATTTATTAGTTGATTTTAATAAATTTCCATGGCCGTTTGAAGATGATGAATTTGACCATATTGTAGCAAAAGATATATTGGAACATTTAGGTAATAACTCGGCCGATATTATTCCGGTACTAAAAGAAATGAATAGAATATCTTCAAATAATGCTTTATGGGAAATACAATGTCCACATTGGAGATGTGATAATGCTATTAATGATCCGGATCATAAAAGAAGTATCACACTTGAAATGTTTAATATGTTTAATCAACCAAAATCATTAGATAAAATAAAAACAGGATGGAGCGATAGTTTATTGGCATTTCAACATGATATTGATATAGAAACTCTTAATTACAATTTTCATTTTACAGATAGTTTTAAAGAAGAAATGACCAAAAGAAGACTGAATCCACAACAAATTGATTATGCATTAAATACATACAATAATATAGCCAGTTCTGTTGTTTACATATTACAAATATATAAACCAGGACGTATTAATAAAAAATTATTAAATAAAGCAGTTCAAGAAAGATTGAGTTGGCCAAAGTTGAAAATAGAACCAATTAAAATGGATTAAAAATTATGTTAAATTTATTTCGTAGTCACAGTATAGATGTTGAATCTGCATACATCATTACCATTAAAGATAATGAAAAAAGTGAAAAATATTCAAAAGTTTGTCAAGAAAGTTGTGAAAAAGTAGGCATGCCTTATAAAGTTTGGGACGCATTTGATGGTACCAACTCAACTCCTGGTCTTATTGTGGCACCACCACATATGGAAAATGATAGTATCATTAGTATGGTTAAAATTACAGACCATTATTTAACCAAAGCAGAAGTGGCATGTTGTCTAAGCCACCTTAGTTTATGGATTCATTGTGCGGTAATAGATAAACCAATTGTTATACTTGAACATGATGCCATAATGCTTGAACGTTTGAAAACATTGAATAGTTATAATAGTATTGTTTATCTTGGTGGAAGTGAATGGGTTAATCATAATTGGCCAAGGCAACCTCTGCCGCCATATTCACAAGACGGACCAAATTGGATGTTTATGTGTAGAGCTCATGCATATGCAATTGATCCTGTAGTGGCCAAAAATTTAATCAGTTATGTGATTCAACACGGCATCAATAATTCTTTGGATATTATGATGCGTATCGATTTATTTAATGTTACTCACCAAGGTTTATATGCGACCGAAACATATCCATATGTACACGGAGAAACCACCATTTCCAATCGTTCAGACACAGGACGAGCATCTTACAGGAATGAAAAATTGGAATGGTAATCAACTAAATACCTTAATATAAGGAGTTTAGTAATGTCCACAGTAAGAACCAGAGCACAATTTAAGGATTATTGTTTACGTAGATTGGGTTTTCCAGTTATTGACATTAACGTAGACGATGACCAAGTGGAAGACAGGATTGATGATGCCCTACAATATTGGCACGACTACCACTTTGACGGTCTACAAAAAGTATACTACATCAAACAAATAACAAATACAGATGTAAATAACAAGTTTCTGGATTTAACCGAAGCCAGAGATGCATCCAATAATGCATTGGAAATTGTTGGTGTCACCCGTATTTTCCCAATCTCGGATTCATTGTCTCAAGTTAATATGTTTGACTTGAGATACCAGTTGCGTCTAAATGAATTGTATGACTTTACCTCAGCGTCCTACATCAATTATACCCTAACGCAACAACACCTTCGTTCACTTGAATTACTATTCACAGGTGAGGTTCCTATTCGTTTCCAGAGACATATGCAGAAGCTGTTCATTGATTGGTCTTGGGGTGCATCGGAAGCACCAGTAGGTACCACAGTTATTGCGGAATGTTATGCAATAATAGATGCCGATATTTATGGTAGGGTATGGGAAGACCGTTGGTTAAAAGAATATACATCCAATCTTATTAAAATCCAATGGGGTTCAAACCTCAAGAAATTTGGTGGCATTCAATTACCAGGCGGAGTGATATTAAATGGTGATAAAATATTTGAAGAAGGCCTGAGTGAGAAAACAAGATTAGAAACCGAGATGATTACCAATTATGGTGGTCCTCTGGAATGGTACATGAACTAATATGGCAACCTCGCAGTATTTTAATAACTATAATGCTCTTAGTGAACAGAGAGTAGTAGAAGATTTGATTGTCGAATCCATTAAAATTATGGGTTTCGATGGTATGTATTTACCTAACGACAATGACCAAGCCAGAGATTTGTTGTATGGAGAAGATCCAGTTAAAAAATTCAACACGGCATTTCCTGTTGAATTCTATCTGTCAAATGTATTAGAATACGGTGGTGAAAGAGAATTCTTTTCCAAGTTTGGCCTTGAAATTAAAAACAATGTTAGTGTCATCATTTCAAAACGTTCCTTTTCATTAAGAGTTCCTCAAGAAACATTTACACGACCACGTGAGGGTGATTTGGTGTATGTTCCATTCCTTAATGGTACAGGTGAACTATTTGAAATTAAGTTTGTTAACCAGACTAAAGACTTCTTTAGTTTAGGTCGTAAAATTCCATTTTTCTATGAATTGGAAATGGAAAAATTCAAATACTCACAAGAAGTTATCGATACTGGTGTACCAGATATTGATATTGTGGTTGATAACTCAGCTTATACAATTGATTTGACTATGCGGTCAAATAGTGGTTCAGGAATATACCTAAGTAAAGAACTTGTGTTCCGTTCTCCAGATAACACACAAGCAAATGCAACAGTTGTTGGTACCGTTTCTGGTTGGGATACAGAAAATAGAATACTATCGGTAACCAATATTGCAGGTGAGTTTGCAAACAATTCACTTGTTATTGGTGCAACAAGTAATGCACGATATACAATAACATCATTTGATCCGTTGGCTGTTGAATTGAATAATGAAAAATATGACAACCTATACATTCAACAGCAAGCAAATTCTATTGCTGATTTTAGTGAAACAAATCCTTTTGGTAACATTTAATGGCAAACATATTCTATAATCGTATCATTCGTAAATTGGTTGTCGGTTTTGGCAACTTGTTTAATGAAATAACAATGGTCAGATACAATACAGACCTGACTGAAGCTGAACGGTTTATTGTACCAATCGCATATGCAGCCAAAGAACACTATGTGTTAAGATTGGAAGAAGATTATAATTTGGACAAAAAAGTTCAAATAACTTTACCAAGATTATCATTCGAAATGACTGGTTTACAATATGATGCAAGTAGAAAACAAAATACAAACATAAGAAATTATGCAACATCAACTGGTGGTACAGTTGTAGGACAATATAATCCAGTACCTTATAATTTCGATTTCAATTTATATCTATATGTCCGTAACATTGAAGATGGTACACAAGTTATAGAACACATTCTACCATACTTTACTCCGGACTATACAATCAAATTGAACTTGGTTCCAGAAATGGGAATGGTCAAAGAAATACCTATCATCTTAAATAATGTAACACAAGATGTTCAGTATGAAGGTAATAGAAGTTCAGACCCAAGATTGGTTATTTGGACATTAAATTTTACTGTCAAAGGTTTTATTTTTGGTCCAGTATCAAGTGCCAGTTTAATCACAACATCTATCACAAATATTCTAAACAATATTACAGCAGAAGATGTGGTTGTATTTAATATGGGTAATACAGGTATCGGTAATTACCAGATTGGTGAAGGTGTGTATCAAGGTTATTCTGCTGGTACCGCAACAGCAACAGCTAGAGTTTTAAGTTGGAGTAATTCAAAACTACATCTAACATCAATCAATGGTAATTTCATATCATCACAACCAGTGTACGGTATGATAACAAATGCAAATTATAATTTTACATCATATCAGGTAGTACCATCCGTTTTGTCAGAAATAGTTGTTCAGCCAAATCCAACAAATGCAAACGCAAACAGTTTGTATACGTATACAAAAACCATAACAGAAAACCCTTAATATAAAATGAAAATTTCAGGTTTACAAGTTGGTGGAATAACAATTAAAGATGTAAGGCTTTCAACAGAATTAACTTCTTTAACGATATCAAACGGGTATTTACTTAATCCTGATTTGGATTCTTCAACCACAGAATATTCATTTAGTATTGCCACTAATGTTACTTCTTTAAGTTTTACACCTACAGCAGTTGATATACTATCAACAATTAGAGTTAATGATACTGTGGTGGCGTCAGGATCCACATCTAGTTTTATTGGTATGAACATCGGACCAAACACAGTTACTATAACTGTAACTGATAGAGATAATTATTTTACAAAAACATATACAATTACAGTAACTAGACTTTCCAATAATGCCAATTTAACTGCGTTGGCCATATCTAGTGGTACATTAACACCAACATTCAGTAGTGGAACAACATCATATACAGCCACAATAACGAATGTTACATCATCAATAACAGTCACACCCACCGCAGCCAGCGGAGTTACTGCGCCAGCGCAAATTGAAGTTAATGGTAGTATTGTTTCATCTGGTTCAGCAAGTGATCCGATTTATATGGCTGTTGGAGATAACATAATAGATGTAACAGTAACTGCACAAGATAATACAACTAAAACTTATACCATAACTGTACACAGAATTTCTAATGCTGTTGATTTATCTGCATTGACAATATCTTCTGGTACTTTAACTCCTACATTTGGTGCTGGAACCACATCATATACAGCCACAATTTCAAATTCTACAACATCAGTTACAGTAACACCAACGACACTTTATTCTTTAGCATCAGTTAAAGTTAATACAGTTACTGTAACATCCGGTTCACCTTCTGGTTCACTTTCAATGAGCGTTGGTGATAATACTATTACTGTTTTAGTAACTGCTGAAGATGGTACTACAACCAAAACTTATACCATAACTGTACATAGAATTTCTAATGATGCAACTCTATCTGCACTCTCTCTTTCTAGTGGTACATTATCTCCAACGTTTGGTAGTTCCACAACTTCATATACAGCTTCTGTTGGTAATGCAGTATCAACATTAACTGTTACACCTACACTCAATTATTTTTTAGCTTCCGTCAAAGTTAATACTGTTACTGTAACATCCGGTTCGGCTTCTTCATCCATTAATTTAAGCGTAGGAGATAATACCATTACTGTTTTGGTGACTGCTGAAGATGGTACTACAACCAAAACTTATACCATAACTGTACATAGAATTTCTAATGATGCAACTTTATCTGCATTAACAACATCTTCTGGTACATTGAGTCCATCTTTTGATTCTGCAACAACTTCATACACGGTTAATGTAACAAATGGAACATCTTCAATCACAGTTACACCAACTAGAACAGAATCTCATGCTACAATTACTGTTAATACTGTTACGGTAACATCTGGTGCGGCTTCAGGTTCAATTAGTTTAAATGTTGGTGATAATACTGTTACTGTCGTTGTTACAGCAGAAGATGGTACAACAACTAAAACTTATACACTTACTGTACACAGAATATCTAATGTATCTTCACTTTCAGCATTAACAATTTCTTCTGGCACTTTGTCTCCAGTATTTGGTAGTGGAACAATATCATATACAGCCACAATTACAAATGCTACAACATCAATTACAGTAACACCAACACGCACCAATGCATTTGCAACTATTACAGTTAATGGTGTTTCAGTAACATCAGGTTCACCATCTGGTTCTCTTTCAATGAACGTTGGCAATAATACAATTACGATAGTGGTGACTGCTGAAGATGGTACAACTACAACAACATATACAATTACTGTACGTAGAACTTCTATTGACGCTACATTATCTAATTTAACAATATCTTCTGGTACATTAACTCCCACATTTGATTCCGCAACAACATCTTATACAGTTACACTAACAAATGCAACAACATCAGTTACTGTTACACCTACACTTAATTATGCTTCTGCATCGGTAAAAGTTAATACTGTTACTGTAACATCAGGATCGCCATCAGGCTCGTTATCTATGAGTGTAGGAGATAATACCATTACTGTATTAGTCACGGCTGAAGATGGCACTACAACCAAAACTTATACGATAACAGCACACAGGTTATCTAATGATGCAACTTTATCTGCATTAACGATATCTTCTGGTACACTAACTCCTACATTCAGTAGTTCAACAATATCATATACAGCCACAGTAACTAATGCAACCAGCTCAATAGATGTTACACCAACTAGAACAGAATCTCATGCTACGATTACTGTTAATGGAAATTCAGTATCTTCTGGTTCAGCATATACTGTTAGTAATTTAACATATGGAGTTAATACAAATACAATAACTATTGTGGTAACTGCTGAAGATGGTACAACAAAGACTTATACTTTAGTTGTTACTCGAACAGTTTCAACTGATGCAACTCTTTCATCATTAATTGTTACAAATTATGTGGGTGGTGCAACTCGAACATTAAGTCCAACTTTTGCTTCAGGAACAACAACTTATACAAACACCGTAATATATGATTACGGTGGCGGTGACCGTAATTTGGTGTTTAGTTTTATAACTGGATTTTCACTAGCAACAATTCAATTCAATGATAAAGGAGCTGGATTTAATTCTATTACAAATAATGGATCAACTGTAACATATTCACCAGCATCATTAAATGATGGTAACAATGTTTTTCAAATAAAAATAACCGCACAAGACGAAACTACAACTAGAACATATCAAGTTACTGTATTTAAACAAGCACAAGGCCAAGAAGCTTTTGATTATGGTGCAGGTGCTTCACAAACATGGACTGTGCCTGCAGGAGTAACCTCGATATCAGTAGTCTCTATTGGTGGCGGCGGTGGCGGCGGAAGTTTAAATGGAGGTATAGGTTATTATAAATGTTCTGGTGGTGGCGGTGGTGGTCTTTCTTACGGAAATAATATCTCAGTTACTGCTGGCCAAGTTATAACTGTTATCTGTGGCGCTGGAGGTGCTGCAAATACCGCTGGTGGTGCTACATATTTTAGAATTGCTGGTGCTGGAACTTATGTACAAGGCGGTGGCGGTGGTGCAGGTGATATTAGTTCTGCTCTTGCTGCTCTATCAGGTGGTACAGGTGGTACAAGTGGTGGTACTAGTAGAACCGGCGGTGGTGCCGGTGGTGCTGGAGGCACAGCAGGAGTTAGTGTCGCTACTCCATCTTCAGGATGGACCTGTAGTGGTGGTGGCGGAGCTGGTGGATATACTGGCACTGGTGGTGCAGGAGGAACATCAGCTGGAGGCAATGGTGTTGCCGGTTCTGGCGGCGGCGGTGGTGGTGGAGGAGGAAATGATGCTCCAAACAGGTCACCAACTACTACATATCGTAATGCATCAGGTGCTGGTGGAGGCGTTACGTTCAATGGCGGCGGTAGCAATGGTGCAGGCGGCGCAGGAAATATTGCAAATGGTTATTATAATCCAAGCGGAGGAGGCGGCGGTTCAAATGGAACTAATGGTGGTGACGGAGGCTCTACATATGGATATCCAAGTTCAATTTCTTCAGCACCAGTAGCAGGATATTATGGTGGCGGCGGTGCAGCTGGTGCATATGGTGGTGCAGGTCAGTTTGGTGCGTGTCGTATTATATGGCCTGGAGCTTATCGTCAATACCCATCAACAGTTGTGAGTGATATATAAATGAATTTCTCAGGCGTAAACATTTCTGGTTTGAATATAACTTCACCTCCAGTAACAGATTATGTAACTTCTGGTTTACAAGTTAATCTTGCATCGGCGCCTACATCTGGCACAACATGGACAGACATAAGTGGCAATGGATATAATGCAACTCTACAAGGTTCTGCTTCATACACATCAGCAAATGGCGGTGGTGTAAAATTAAACAATGCCGACTTTGTTGGTGCAGATTATATAAGTGTACCATATAATATTTCTACCAATGCAGCAACCATTGAAGTTGTTGCATCATTTAATCCAACATCAAATTGGGCAACCATTTGGGGTAATGAATCTTATAGTGCGGGTCGTGGATACTTAGCGTATATGGCTTCTTCGACAAGCATAACTTATGGTAAACCTAGTGGTCCAGCTACAGCAACCATAACAGCAAGTAATTCTATAAGACAATGGATTTTTGTTATTAATGGAACAAGTCATAGTTTATATTTAAATGGAACACAAGTTGGAACAACTGCAACAGTCACCAATCAAACTCTTTTTGTAACATCTGAATTCTTATTTGGTGCTAGACATACAAATGGTGGTACTGGTGCAACAGATAAAATGAACAATACAAGTTCATCATTACGACCAGTATTTTACCAAATGCGTATATATAATAAAGCATTGTCTGGTGCAGAAATAACACAAAACTACAATGCAATAAAAGGAACATACGGAATTTAATATGAACACGTTTGACAAAAACATGGAAAAAATCTTTGATGTAACTCCGGTACAAGAAGAAAAGAAACCTTTAGTACCTGTAACTAAAGAACCAACAGATAGTATTGACCTCAAAACTGACCTGGTCGATGCCTACGAACAATCCAAAAATAATCTACAAGACTTAATTGACAACGGCAAAGATGCAATGGAAGAATTGCGGCAGATTGCCAGTGCAGGCCAACATCCACGTGCATTTGAAGTATATGCAACATTACTAAAGAACGTGGTCGAAGCAAATGACCGACTATTAAAAACACAAAAAGAAATGCGTGAGATGGATGGTAAGAAAAGAGAGGCTGATACTAAAATTAACAATGCTCTTTTTGTGGGTTCAACAGCCGAACTGAATAGGTTTCTCAAAGGTAAAGAATGAATGTTGATTTAAAATTTGGTGAAGCATACCGTGACAACCCTCTACTTAAAAAGTCGGGTGTCAAGGTAGAATATACACAAGAACAGGTTGATGAGTATATTAAATGTTCTAATGACCCTGTTTATTTTGCAAAAAATTACATTAAAATTGTAAACGTAGATGAAGGTCTAATAAACTTTGCTATGTGGGGTTTTCAGGAAGAAATGTTACATCTGTTTGCAAACAATAGATTTGTAATTACAAAATGTCCTCGTCAGGTTGGTAAAACTACCACAACTGTGGCCTATATGTTATGGGCAACTATCTTTACTGACACACAAAACTGTGCGGTATTGGCCAACAAAGGTTCATTAGCAAGAGATATTTTATCTAAGTA